TTATATCAGTTCCACGAATAATACTATCTTCTGTAATTATACCATTTTTTATCATTTCCTGGATAGTTTTTCTATTAACTTCTTTCTGCTTTAAAAGTTCGTTCGCTGCTATGTTTTGTCCTGCTACTGCATTCTCCTGGCCGGGGGCAGAAGTCTTAACAGGAGGCAAAGGTGCGGTCTCCAACGCTATTCCTGAACGTCTTGCAAGGTCGGGATAATTTTTTAAGACCTCATGCGGCACGGGTTTCCCTTCGGATAAGGCATTGCGGATTATTCCTTTGTGAGTATCTGCTGATTGATTATTAAATTGTCTTGTACTTTCGATGTCGGGCAATACTTGGGCAGCATTTTTTTTCGCTAATCGCACAGCCTCGTCATATTGTTTTTCTGTTATCTTGCCATCACCTAATTTTTCTATCCAACCATATCCTATTCTTCCAGTACCTCCAAATGTTTCATCAAACTCACTAGCCGTCATTTCCCACGGTTGTTTGTCTTGCGAGGTTGCCTCTACTTCTGCGGTTTTCGGGATAGTCCCCGTTAGTTCCTGCAATTTAACTTTGTCTTCTTCCAGTCTGGCAACATTTTTATTATACATTTCCGTGCCTTTGAAGGCTTCGCTTCTGGAAATATATTGTTCGCGTTCGGCAATATTATTTTGGAGTTCTTTGATTTCCTTAATTTCCCTGCCGGTATTTACTTTTTCCCTTTCGCCAACCAATTCAAAGCCCTGGCCGGGGGGAAGTATTTTTCTTTCTTCTTTCCGGGGAGCTTCAATTCTTCTTATGGTTTGAAATTCAGCGTCAAGGGCAGACTCCGGCTTTTCAGGTCTTACCGGTCTTAGTATTTCTCCGCCGTAAGGTTCGCCAACGGTTACACCTTCCTGATACGGTTCACCTTTTAAGGTAAAGTCCTGCCAGGGTATTTGTTTAATGGTTTCGTCTATTTTCCCATTATCCCATCCGCCAATTGCACTCAATTCCCCAGCTAATGTTTCCTCAACCGTTTTCTTAATCGTCTGGTTAATCGGGTCCAACTCATTCTTCATCTTCCGCATGGTTGAACCGGCAATATTAGCGCCGGTAGACTGAGCGAATCCGGCCAACATACCCATAGCGCCGGCCTCAAATACACCATCATCAATGGGTTTATTGAGAGCAAGGTTTTGGGCAATTTGCTCTTGCATGGATTGAGGTAATTCTTCCAACACGCCTTCCTGGAAAGTGCCCATGAGAACTTTCTTGAATATACCCTTTTCTTTATCGCCAACTATACCGGATCGACCACCGGTGAATAATGTGTCGACATCTTCCAGTCCGAATCTTTGGGCTAATCTACCACCGGCCACACCGATCATACCAGTTAGAACACCGGATAATGTATTAATTGCAACCTGAGATGGGGTTAATGTTCCTTCTTCTGTTTGCTGTCTGACTTGTTCTATATTCTGGCCAGCAGTTATTGCACCCTCAGCAATACCACCAACTTTGGCAATACGGGGTAGGTTAGCAACTCCAGCTTCTACAAGAGGTTTGCCGATTAACTTAGAAACTGCTCCCGCTGCCCTCATTCCAGCGACCATAGATGGAATTGATTCAGCAACAGTCTGAACTATGGATGATGGGTTCTGTATAGCAGTTGCGATTGTAGGTAAAAATCCCTTGGCCTCGGATACTTTTAACTGTGCTTCTCTGGTTTCAGGAGTCAACAGATTATCGAACATCTCATTGGCTGACTTAAAGTCACCGAGTCCAAGACCTCTGGAAACCGTTTCAGCAACCTTACCGGCATGTCCCATAGTAGGAATATCTAGGAGGCCGACTATTGTTTCCGGTATTCCAACCGCTGCGCCTTTGGCCAATCCGACCAATGGGTCAGCAACTAAACGGCGAACTGGATTACTGGAGGGTTCTTCAGGAGGTTCTAATCCATATCCCGACCCGGCAACTTTATTCCAGTAATCATCAGAATAATTACCCGAGGTGTTTTTTTGATTTACTTTATCCCAAAAATCCGCCATGAGAAAGACTCCACTAATTAATATTTATAGTAATTAAGCAATTCTTTATTAATACCATGATCCAACAATTTTTTCCTTCCTATCCCTCTTGTTTTCATTGCCTGAAGCATTCCCGGGACCTGGGATTCATTATTTTTGGCATCCTGAATAAATCTCTGGATAATGGTGGTATCGTTCATTGGCGCAGGTGTTTTCATTCCACCGGGAGGAACATACCCCATTTCTATTGCTCTTTTTATTCCAACTTCAGAATCACGAATTTGTTTTACCTGACCGGGATTATCCGGGTCGGAAACAGTTGTCCATGATAATTTATCAGCGGCTTGAAAGAATTTTTCTTTTGGGTCATTCTTTGTTTTTATATCCAATTCAGTATTAGCAGCATGAGTTTCCGCTGTTTTGGCATGAGCCTGTGCGGTAATCATATTGGCGGCTGCGTTGGCCTGGGTTACATTCATTCCGGGAGGAGGCGCAGGTTTTTCAGCAAGACGGGTTACTTTGCCGGTTGCTTTATCCTCAATAAAACCAATGCCGGGCAATTCCCTACCGTAAAGTTCCACAAATTTCTTGAATTGCCTGTCGTTGATAGCCTTGGGATCACGTAAGGTCGCATAGATATCAAAACTTTTCTCTTTACCGGATGTTTCCGGCGATGTTGCAGGCAAAGAGGTTGTTGGAACTGGAGGTAAACCACTTTTTTTAACAGGAACTTCAGGAGTTAATTTTTCAGGTAAAGGCGCTGGTATATTTTTAGGGGGTGTCTCATTTATTCCCCATGCGCGATTTCTAAAATCACGAGTTTCTTTATCATAATCTTCAGCAGTTTTCATTGCTCCTTCAACGCCTAAGGTATCAAGAACAACTCCGGCAAGTCCTACCGGTAATGAAGTAGCCCTGCCTAAAATAGATGTTATTTTTGAACCAAGACCATATTTTTTATCCGCCATTATTCTATCCTCCTTCACAACTTATTGAATAAACTTAAATGTTCTCCGAAAATACTCTTCCAGTCTTTTTCAGGAGAGGGGGAAGAACTATCGATTCCCAAACCAAAACCGCTTTTAAAAGGCATAGTTACTTTTTCTTTTTCCAATCCCAGTTGTTCTTTACCTAAACCATAAATCAAATCTTGCCCTCTTCGCGTTGTTGCCGCTGTGAGATTTTGTCCGGATCGAGTAATGTCATCACCATAAATATCACCGGCAAATCTTGCTACGTCTCCCATGAGTCCACGTTGACTGGAGGTTATTCCCCGCGCTCCACTAATGGGTGTTGTCGCCATTTTTGTTGCTTTATCTATCAATTCCTGAATATCAATATTTTCCATAATTAACACTCCTTAATAATTATAATTATGATTAACTGATTCATGACCGGCAATACTTTGACCAACCTGAATATTCATTGCCGACAGAGCTCCAGCTACTACATTAGAAGAAATCTGTGCGGCTGATTTAATAGCTTCAAGTTGCATTCCGATAGAATCATGCTTTTCTTTTAATTGAATTTCCCATTCTTTCATTCTTACTTCTATATTAGCAGCTTCAGCTTTTAGATTTAGTTCATCTACCTTGTTGGCTCTGTCAACAGAAGCGGAATAGGCCTGGACATAAGCTTTTAACTTTTCCACACCGGCAAGATATTTTTTAGTAATAGCTTCTATTTTAACAGAGTATACTTCAGCCATTGCTTTATAAGCTTCTATTCTGGACTTCTCCGCTTCGTATTGAGTTGCCACGGCGGATACCTGTGTTTTATATATATCCACAAGTTGTTTGCAGGACTCAATTTGAGCAACGTATATTTTTATGTCATTCTCGTTCATTTGGGAAATTAATCCCTGAGCTTCCACCTTTGTTTTAAAAACAGTAACTCTTCCCAGTTCGGCTTGAATTTTGGCTTTATACCCTTCTACGTCAGCCTTGAATTGTTCAAGAAGATAGTTATAACCGTTGATGCGTTCCTTGAAAATCTGTATAGTCTGGTCAGCAACAATTTTGGATGTTTCAAGAACACGTTTGGCATAATTATTATAATTTTCAAATATTGTTTTTTCAAATCCGTTGGCCAGTTCAATGGACTTAAACATTCCGTCCTGCTCTAATTGCGCCTGTTTAACGGAAATTTCACGGGAACGATCCAGCCGCTTATTCATATATTCATTGTTTACAGCGAGATAAGACCCGGCAAGCAAGCCATCGGGCAATGACCATCCTAAAGCAGCCCACTGTAAAGTAAGTTTATCCAGTTGATCCTGAAGCGCCTGTTCTTCCCTTTCGGAATCCCGATTCCAAATATCGTTTTCAACGGCGGGATTAATCATCGTGCCGCCGGATACAATGTTACCTGTAAGTTTGTTTCGTATCGCGGCTATAAGATTATCTTCCGGCGCCAACCCTCCATCGGAAATATTTGTTGCGGACAAAGTATCTATTCCCAGTGAACTAACTGACACATCCGGTATTAATGTGGTGGGCATGGTTATCAGGCCATCAACAAAATCGGGAAGTATAATATTTCTCATCACCGGAATGGACGGGAGATGATACGATGGGGCATTGGGGAAAGGATGATCGCCGGGAACAGCGGGATCGTCAGGAGCGATTATACTGGAAAGGTCATCCATATCTATGTTGTCAAGTTCAGACTGGAGAGTAAAATCAACATCTACGTTATAATTATCAGGAAGCTTTTCTCCCGCAGGATCATATTCCATTGGTAACTTTGCAATCAGATAATTCGACATGGTTATAAGATATTGATTAGTATTTGAATAAGCGGTATCGGCAAAGTTTCTTATTACTGACAAATAAGAATCAACAATATCAGCTGTGTAAGACATAGAATTTCTCCTTTATATTCCTTTTATATATTCCTTTTATATATTCCCTTTATATCCGTGTCTCACGGTATCCAATGCTAAAAAAGCGCATAATCAAAAGGAAGCGGCATGGTAAAACGACTCCCCGTATTAAACATATCCGGATATAAATCAAGTTTTCCATAAAGCAACCATAATGAAAATAACATTATTTTGTATGCTTGTCCAATATCTTGATTAAAACCAATGGCCTTGCTTAACCATGACGGATAAAACCCGATAGCAATTATTTTTTCTCCATCGGCATACGCCGCTAAAAATCCATTGTGTGTCCCTCTGGTTATTTCTGTATAAGTTCTATAGAACCCATATAAAAAGGGCTTTTCTGACGGATACCAACTATTATCATTAAGGTAATACATTGGAAGTTCATTAACATTCGCTCCGCACCATGCTTTTAATTCTGCCAGAGTCGCGGTATACATAGATAAAAAATAAGATAACGGGTAAAGGGAGTCACTACGCCTGTACCAACTTATAGTAGTCCACAATGGGTGCGAAATAGTAAATATAGATTCACTATAAATATAATGGTCATATGTATCAAGCCACCATGCAAACCATACCGGCCTATTCCCAACCATGAAAGACGGAAGAACTGGAGAAATGCCGGTTATGTCAGAATAAGAAAGACCGTAACCATCAAAATCTTTCAACGTAGCCGTTGACCAGTAATTACTTCTTACACCAATAAAACTTTTAATTTCCGCCGGAACCCAGAATAAAGTTTTGACTCCGTTTATCATAACAAATCCGGAAATGCTTCCCGTGTAAGTACTGGTTCTGGTATATTCTATAAATTCCAGTTTTGAATCAAGTTGTATCAATATCTGATTGGAGACAGATTCGTCACTTCCACAGAATAAAGCAATCCGGCAATTATTTCTTGACTTGAATTTTAATACTTTTTCGAGTTCATCAGCGGTCAGTGTTCTTTTGGGCCGTGGAAGAACCAGCAGTAATTTGTTTGTAAAATCCAATGTTTCCATAGGAACTGTTCCCCAAAAACGGGCGCATCCGCTGGCAATGTCACTTAATGTATATTCGGAAAAGTCATTACCGGGGCCGGTATAAACCAACACAGGATTGACTTTAAAACCTTCTGGTTTATGGTATAGTATTTTTATATAATCGCCGAAACTTCTGGAAGTGGAGGTGGTTCCATCCAGTTCAATCTGGTTCATCTTTTTTATAAAGTTATCTCCGGCAGAATCTTTAAAATAAAGTCTGTTTTTTCCTCCCGGAACATCGCCCTGGTATCTTCTTTTTTTACCAAAATAATCCATAATAATCTACTTACCGCTATCGTTTCTTCTTTGTCGGGTCTGAAAATAATCTTAAATGGTCGAATATCACACTTTCACCATTAACATTTCTCAATTCCATCTGGATAAATCTGTTTCTTAATCCTTTCCCGATTTTAATCCGGACAGCGTTATCTATTTGTTTATAGGATTCCACATCATATTCGTACTGGTTTTCGCCATCGTCTATGGTTAACATTAAATCACCGGAAGGACGATAAGACAACCACACAACCCTTGCTTTTGTTTTAACATTTTTCTCAAGGTCGATTTTCCCTATTTTGAAATGCCAGGAAACAGGACTGCCGTTATCCGTATCTCCGGTTAATTCATGGATACCGGTAGATGTTGTCCCGAATATTTTGTCATTAAATTCAAACAGACTATTATATCCATAATTATCATATTCAGTCATGGAGAGATTTCTGGTATTCATAACCAGCGCCAAACCTCCTGTAATTTTCCGGCCATCCGCATCAAGAATTACAGAGTTATGCGCAAGAGCGTTAAAAAGAATACAGGGAATATCAATGTCTATTGTATTGTTACCAGTCCAATAGGCTGTTGCGGTAAATTTTAATGATGGGAATGAACCGGTTATCCGGGCGGAATCTCCAACCAGTCCGGTTGCCTTGAATATTAAAGAAGGCAAGGTAGCGGAAAGAGAAATTATGGAAGAAATTATTCCGCTGGCTGAAAACTGCAACGCCGGGATTGTTGAATTTATACTGGCTAGGGCATTCTGGGTGGCTATGGCGGTAAATTGCAGAGCAGGAAATGATACTTTCAGCGCGGCTGCCGGAGATAGTATTCCCGTCGCGGAAAACAATAAAGACGGGAAATTTCTGATGATATACCCGCCGCCATAAGCGTTGAACAGCAAAGAAGGAAAAGAACCGGCAAGGGTAGCAAGATAAGGTGATGACTCTAAGGAATCGGAATATTGCCTTCCGTTGGCTAAAGTAACCACATCGGAACAGGTTACATATTTTGTGGCCGACCCATAGGCATAATCATCAGAATCGAGACTTTCTTCCTGTATTGCAAGAACAGAGTTATAGAGAGGAGTAAGACTGTCAACTGAAGTTATAGTGTCCCAGTAAGTAGAACCGACAACCCAGTCAAGGGTTACCCATTGGTTGTCGGATGGTCTGCGATACATTACCCATCCGTGGCCAGCTCCGAATGTTTCTCCGATATAAAACCTGATGTTACTGTAAGGAATTCCCATATTGCGGATTAAAGAATAAGTAAGAATAGCCCCATCCTCGCAATCCCCATAACCATCATAAAGAGTATGAACAGGGTCTTTCCAGTTATCTGGTCCTGTATCTGATGTATAGGTTATATGATCAGCAACCCATTTTACGGCCTGAAGTGCTATTTCGTCCCATGTTCCAGGGGCGATAATCATTGATGCAAAGGTTTCCATCCAGTCACTGCCGCAAAAGAGAAGTGCTTTCATTTCCGCGTTTGTTGAGGATAAATCGCCTGTTGAACTAAATACCTGTCCGGCAGAGGTCATCAGGGGAAGATAAGTATCTCCTGTGTTTTTTGAACGGGTGGCTGACCCTTCAGAGAACATTCGGGGGAAGGTAAGGAGTCCGTAGATGTCGCCGAGAATCCCTCTTTGTGTCGCTTCGCCATATACTGTAAGAGCCGGGAGTGTGGCGACCGCATCGTTGGAATAGTATAAAATTTCCTCGTGTGGAGTATCTATGGATACGGAAGAAGTTGTTTCAACAGTTACGGGATTATTTGAATATACTTTATAGGTAACTATATTATCGGAGGAAGTGGCGGAAATTAACGCGCCGAATAATGAATTAAGAGCAGTCGCAATGTTGGCTGCTGTTTGTGTAGTATTACTGCCGATTAATATATCATAACCAGACCCGGTCGGGGAATTGACAAAAGTAAAAGTGTAAATTCTATCATCGATTGTTATCGTCAGAGTCTCTCCGGCAGAGGGTTGAGACGATACGACTATGGTGCCATATTGTGTTACGGAAACAACATCATTACCCTTTCCTGTAACATCATATCCCTCAGGTTGAGTAGATCCCTTGGTATATTCCTCTGTGACATCGCTAGCATTATCTGTCTGTCCACCCATACACAGACCAGCATCCTGGGTACCAGCACCAGCTAAACCCCACCGGGCTGTATTCAGATAACCACCTACTGACCAACTAGCGCCATTATATTCCTCTGTGACGGCGCTATAATTAGCTGCCTTCCCACCCATGCACAGACCGGCGGTTTGAGTACCAGCACCAGCTAAACCGAATCTGGCTATTGCTAAACTACTGCTTGTTGACCAGGTTGTGCCATTATATTCCTCTGTAACGACGCTGTTATCATTAATATCTACCCCACCCATGCACAGACCGGCGGTTTGCGTACCAGTTCCAGCTAAATATGTTCTGGCTATATTCAGAGGATTGCTTGTTGACCAGGTTGTGCCATTATATTCCTCTGTAACAGCAATAATAACAGAATTACTAGTATATCCACCCATGCACAAACCGGCATCCTGGGTACCAGCACCAGCTAAACCTCTTCTGGCTATACTCAGAGGATTGCTTACTGACCAGGTTGTGCCATTATATTCCTCTGTGCCATCACTAATAACAGAATAATTATTAGTATATCCACCCATGCATAAACCAGCGGTTTGAGTACCAGTTCCGGCTAAACCATACCGGGCTGTATTCAGAGGATTACTTGTTAACCAACTTATACCATCATATTCCTCTGTAACAGCACTAGCGCTATCGCTATAAATTCCCCCTCCACCCATACATAAACCGGCATCCTGAGTTCCGGCACCGGCTACCTCCTTCCGAGGTATACTCAGAGGATTGCTTACTGACCAGGTTCCCGATCCATATACGGGAGAAGGCAGGGCATAGGTTTCTATTCTGGATATTGGTCCGGTGCTCTCCTCGTTAAATTCCACGGTGGGCATAGGTTCTATTGAGGTTATTTCAACATTAGCATGCTCTCCCCCGGTAATACCAGAGTCCTCAAACCAAAGCACATCACTCCAGCGTCCGAGAGGCGGAACATAAAAAGAAGATTCCCCTAAACATTTAAGTTGAGTAGAATTATCGGATTGTACTACGGTTACAGAAGAGACATATGTCGGGGTAGAACCGTTTCCGGCAATAAAGACCCGAGCACCTTTGGCGTTTCCGGTAAGATATATCGATTGAATAACATCCGGCATTTTAACTCCTTATTAATACAACGGTAAACAATAAATCCAAACAATTAATATGACGGCAAAGTTATCTGGAACGAATCAACTGTCGTTGTTCCCCCCTGGGTAACAGTAAGGTCAGCCATATTAAGGTCACCGTTGGATTCAGCGCAAACACCATCCATCCGCACATCAGTGCCTGAAGTCCCCGAAGTTCCCATCTGAATATTTTTATCATAGAATCTGTACCAGCCGGATTCCCCGGTAACAATTCCCGTGCCCGCCCATGTTATAGATTCCTTGGTAATAACTCCGGCGGCTGCTGTGCCGAAATTCAATCCTGTTCCGCAAGTGCCGCTGCCGGTTCCACCCGTCCCGAAAGTGGCAGAATCAATAACAATTCTTGTCAGCAATACTCCTGTTTCCTCCGAATCAGCGTTGGACGGAATTGTTCCCGATCTTATATCCATTACTCCATTGGCAAAGAGTTGCTTTAACCCCTGAGTTCCTTCGAGCAGTTTTGTCCGTAAGGCTTTCGACAAATGTAAAGCCATTGTAATACCTCCCTTTATAATTATGATGCAGGTTGAGTAAATGTTGCCGTATCAATGGTCAATGTTGCGCCCAAGGTTAAACTTGTATTAGCCAGAACCATATCCGAACCGGAAACACCGATATTGCCATCCATCCGTCTTTCCGTAGCGCTTGTTCCTGTTGTTCCGGCGGTGCCATAAAGTCTGAACCATCCGGCAACTCCAGCCACGCCAACTACACCCGACCACACACTGGCGCTTTTAGGAATTGCTCCATTACCTGCTGTGCCGAAAACAAGGCCATCATTCACGCCCGTCCCGGAAGTGGTTGCAATGGTCGCCAGTAGAGTTCCCGTTTCGGCATAGTCGGCTGAAACCGGTTGACCGCCGGTGTATATTTTCATAAAGCCGCCATTGAATATTTCAGTAATTCCCTGAGTGCCCACCATTCCGTTACGCATACCTGTCGATAATCTAACAGCGCACATAATTAATCCTCCTAATTTTGTTAAGTTTTTCTTTCCTTATTTCCCGATTATAGATGTAACAAATTCCTGATTTATTCATTTAAACCTTCCCGTGCTTAATCGTATAGCCATAATTATTCCTCCTATTGTAATGCGGCAACGTAATGAACGTTGCCATTGTTATTTCTTATTACCGCCGATCCTGTAATTTTACTCGGCATATTATATTTACCGAGAGTCGGCATTTTAACGTTTCCTTTACTATCTCCGATACATATTCCTTTTGTTGATGTCCATATCAGGAAATCTTCAGTCACCCCTTCGCCGATGTCTTTGCCATGGATTTCAACATCAGTATAAGGGATAGAATCGATATCCAATACTGCTGACTTTTTTAATACGCCACTGTCAACGGCAGATAAAAACCATACATTGCCGTCGGCTGCATAGATACCATCGCCAACCGATTTCAGCATCGTTATGTTGTTACTGAAAACCCTGAACCCGGTTCGGATATCATAATGGTCACAAAGCGCATCGGCGATATATAAAACTTTTCCCCTGGCCACAAACAACTGGCCTTTCATATAGGTAATGAATTTCCCCGGAGGCAAACTCATTTTATAGTTGACCGTTGGAACAGCCAGGTTATTCATAGACCCGTTATTGTAATATCCGATATAGGTATCATTGGTCATGTAGATACGGTCATTGACTTCAACGTAGGACATACGCGCTCCCCGGGCAAGGCCGGTTAATAATGACCGTGATGAATAAGCCGCGCCATCCCAGTCAAATTTATATAGTGTTGTTCCGTCAATAAAGAAAGCAACCTTGCCGTTAGACCACCCTGAATGAATATCAGAGCCGGAAAGTTTTAACGCGCTGCCCTTGCGGCTTGCCAGCATAAAAGTATTGTCTATATCAACATTTTTTGCTTCCAGAAGAGAATAGGTTGTTTTAAAAGAGTCATTGATTTGTTGAGGAATAAGGCGCACAGACTCATCCACATTATTAATACCGCTAAAATATCCTATGCTGGCAATCAAATCAGACATTTATTTTCCGAGACCTCCCTGATAAGGATTTTTGTTACTTCTTATTTCTTTGAGTTTATCAAACATTTTTTTACGACCTTCCCGGGTATCGGAATAATCCCCGGCCTTTCCCACTTTAACGTCAAAGGGCAAGTAGTTGGAACCGGGAGCGCGGGGGTCGATTGGCGCATCTATTTTTAAAAGACCTAATTTTTTCATGACTTTTTCCCTAACCCATAACCTTTACGAGGAACAAATCCGTGGTCAATGGCATTAAGCAATCGCTCCTGCGCTTTCGCTTTTTCTGGAGTTGTTGCTTTTGCATGAATTCCGTTTGGTGTTGACACTCTTACTTTTCCGTTTGGAAGTTTTGTTAACCTTACCGGCATTTTTATCACCTCTCAATTTTTCAATCTTTTCAATCATGTTGATCACCATCGTTTCCGTAATTTCCCTGGTGCACGCAAAATCTTTATTTCTCGGGCACCATATCCAGTCTCTATTAATAGGCAGAGTTTTATCATTAAAGCACCCAACCCCGCATACTTCATTGTTAATGGCAATGCGATAAGGATTGGGGAAATCATTCCACTCTTCACTGATTCCGGTGATCATGACCGCCGGGATACCCAAAGAATAAGCAACCCAGACTGGCCCGTGGTTAAGACCGATATAGAATTCACAATTACGAATATCTTCAATAGTTGCCTGAATGGATTGGCCATTGTGTTTGATGACGTTGTTAAGTTGGCATGGTTCGGAAGAAACAGACACACAGTCATAACCAAGACGATTCAAATAATCGATAATCTTCTGCCAGGCTCCGGGGCGATTCCACATTTTACTTTGCATGGTGGAGTATTCGGAGAAGCAGATATATGGTTTTTTAACCATAATAACAGGTATTGCACTTTCCTTTAACTTCGTCTGTGCCGGTTTATATTCCAGTCCCAATATATCCGCAGCCACCTTTTGTAGAGGACAATCTCTCCAGTTGACAGGATTCTTGTCCAGTTGATCATCAAAACATCCAACCGTATACCCGGCATAAATATTCATGACTGCGGAACCGGGTTTTATGAATTCAATTTCCGGATAATCAAATATTTCCTGCCACCAACCTGAGCAAATGACATGGCAGTTATGTTTCTTGCGGAACTCTTCCACATAAGGCATCCAGGCTATGGTATCACCAAGAGCTTTGGAACTCATCTGGATGAGAACATTTTTACCCTCCAGGTTCATTTCGTGACGATATTTTTCTTCACCGTTTAATGATGCGGTAATTATCCATGGGAGATAGTATTTTGGTCCCGGACGAGACCACATGCTCACTTTTTGAGCAAGGTTGAATATATTTTTATCCGGAAGACTATAAGATACATCATATTCACGATTGGATATGCCAGCAATATTCAGCATAGCGCCTTCAAAGAATGACAATTGGAATACATCATCAGGCCATAAATTACGGTCAACCTGGTCAAAACGGTTAGAAACTTCAAAATTGATAATATTAAAAGATGATGGTTCAAATACTTCCAGGAATTTTTTATAAATCCAGTTTTCTAAAACATATTCAGCATCAATATTAACCATACCGGCGGTATATTCAGACCATGAAGAAATCTTGGGAATAGCGGCGAACAGGAAATCTGTTTTCCCGCTAAAAATATCGGTGCGAATCCAGGTCTCAGTGCGAATTACATGATTTTCATAGTTGATTCCGGTGAAAGGTTTGTCGGATGACAAGGCTATGGGTATAAATTTATCTAAATCTGCTTCACAATCAAATTCAAGATAGTTTATCCGGTCGAATTTCCCATGGCAAAAATCAACGGCATTGCGGATAGCATTAAGGCAAGCCACGCAATGATAGGGAATGGTTGAACGTTTTGTCTCAAGTTGGCCATTTTGCCCAGTACGGCAATAATTTGCTCTCCAATCATCGGAGAGGACATTTTTCTTTTCGTAGATTACATAGTCGGCCATTTCCATGACAGGCGGCGGCAAGGCGTAATGAGTGGAAATGATTACCGGCCAGCCGAAGGATTTAACTTGAGTGATTGTTTCAACAAGCGTTTCCATTTTTTCCTGAGAATTTGGCCAGCAACCAATCACGAAACAGGACGATTCCTTCTCCATGGAGGTGATGCGGAAACCATGTTTCAAGGCATAGGAACGAATATCGGATTCAGAATTGGAAACTTCTTTTACTGGAACGCTTACTGGAACGCTTACTGGTTTATAGTTTTTATGCAATTCTTCCAACACATCATATGCCTTTTTAGCTGCCGCATCCCATGAGAATTTGTCACGGATGGTGTCGGAAAGTTTGAGAGCATTTTTTTTGTGTTTGAAATAGTTTTCGTACACATCTTTCATTTTTTCAACCAGGATTCCATAATCCGGTTCGCACCACTGACCGGGGACTTCCCAGTTACCGTATATTCCGAAAGGTTTAATTAATTGTTTTACTGGCACGAGGATAGCGCCTTCGTGGTATTCTGTGCTCCCGCCCCAATCAGAAAATATTGTTGGAATACCACATGCCAGACTTTCAATCATGGGCAGACCCCAACCTTCGCTTCGGGCACAGGAAACGAAACAATGAGCATTCTGGAGCCGTTTGATATAATCAACTCTTTCTTCAAAATGAACTGGAATAATTCGCGGGTCTTCCAGCCCATAGGCTTTTAATCTCTCTTCGGTGGAATTGTAGGTATCAGACGGGAATAATGTGTCCGTACTAAGATAAAGTCGTACATTCTCTTTATTCGGGAAAGCCTTAAGGAATGCCCGGCATATTTCTTCGGTGGATTTTCGGGGCTGCCATTGACCGACATGAATGAAATCAAATGCTTCAGAAGATTCCTGATTTTCGATTGGTTTATATACATTACCATCAACACCTTCGGGCACTACTTTCACAAATTCCTCCGGTACTCCCTGAGCAATAGATGCCGCACGTTGCCATTCACTGGCAACCCATAATTGAGAATAATTTTTAAGTTTATGAATAAATTCATCAGGTTGTAGAGTACTTTCCCAGACGTTGTAGAGTATGGATGGCTGAGGTGGAAATTCATTTACCTGAGAAGCGGTGACTGTATCAAGTAAAGATATGTGAACTTCTCCGGTTCCATCCCTTTTAATTAATTCCTGTAACTTTGGGAAAAAGCGACTGGCATGCACCCCATACCCTGTTCTTTCATTAAAATTCGCGTGCACCTTAATTTCTTTAAACATACTATTTTATCCTCCCTCAAAGTATTTCATTTCCCTCAGTTATTTTAAAAGCGCCGGGAGGCGGAAACTGAGGGTTGGTTTCCTTGCAAGCCATGGAACCTGCCCTCCCGACACAAAGTAAATTAGCCCTCCGACAAACGGTCTCCAAACCAGCTTGCCATTATGACAACACAGGCATAACGCACTCCGTCAACGGTTGGTTTAACGTCTGCGGTAAATGTCTTTCCGGTAAATGCCCAATAAGCCATTACGCCAAGAATCATAAATGATACGATGACTCCAACAGGACGAATGGATGCTCTCAGGTTTATTACCCATTGGGCGGGGATACCGCAAACATCACGGTTAAAATATCTTGTCTTTGCGTCCAGCAACCCGGTTTGCGCCGTGATGTACGGAGCCATTACTTCAGGTTTGGTGGTTGCCAACGCGCTTAAAGTGGCCTCTGGAGTGTCCACTGACGGTTTTAAGAACTTCTTTTTAACAAAATCAAATGCCGGTGGAATAACCAGACTGACCAATGCCAATATTGCTTCGATACCCATAAATTCCTCCTTTAACAGTTTTGAAGATGCGCGAATTCTTTTACTCGTCCTTTGCTATCAACAACCTGTGACAGGCCCAGACTTTTTCCTATTTCCACGGCTGTTTCCCAATCTTCTTTTTTATCCATGGCCCAGTCACACTTCCCGTTATTCATAATACAGAAATCAAAGGCCTCGCCTGCGAGATGTTTACTGTTTAAAGTCCATGTTACTATTTTGCCGGGCTTTGTTCTTCCTTGTGCATAGAGTTCTTTTTGTTGGTCAAGCGTTCGGAGGGTGCAAGTTAATATATAGTCAATATTGTTTGACTTCATAACCTTGTCCCATTCAGACCACTTATAGTACATTTCATCGCTTAAATCTTTCGGGTTCCGGCTGGACATATTTTACACTCCTTAAAAGTTAATCGTTTCCCTGATTCCTTTTTAATTCCTTTTTATTCCCTTTTTCACCCATGGAATGTAAATAATCCACGGTTAGCCAAAATAGCAGCCATTGATGAAGTGTATTGATACAAATCAGGCTGCATTTCAAAAAAACAGTAGGGATTATTGTAAATAGATTCAATCTCCAACGCTGACAAATCACGATTGTAAATGTAAACATAATCCATAAGTCCATTAAGGAATCTTGTGCTACTATCTATATACCAAAAACCAAGATATGTCGGATTATTACTTGGGGCATTCGTCCCTGATGAACCTGTTATTAGAACGGTTTTATTCTTATAGAGTGTTGCCCATCCGGCAGCATTAATAGTTGCAGCTAATTGCTGAAATACCCCAAGGGATACCGCGTAGTTATTACTCCTAACCACATCTCCACCTTCATTCTTAAAACCAACATAATTAGAATCATTAGCAAGAGCAAAATGAGTTCCTATATCATAATAGCCAGTTCCCTGATAAACAAGACCATTCGCGGCATTAACCTCTCCACAAGTAACAGGATTGACTCTGGCAATTATTGTATATGGGGGTTTCGGCAACATAGAGGGAAGTAGAACATAATCACAAACAGCTCCACCCCCAAAATATAAACCTGATTCCCGCCAAGGATTCACCATATTTTTTAATATGCCATGCTTATTATAACCGGAGTAATCCGTTAATCTTCGTCCGGCACGTTCATTCATAATCCAGCAACCAATCAGCCCTTTGGTCAAAGGATGATTTCTATCCAGCTGTGTGCCGATAGGTGGTTTTTGGTAAGGAGATAATATCATTTCTTAATCCTTAATAACTATCAAAGCTCTGGAGATACGCCGCACAAATCATTGCTTCTCCGGCAGCATCGAAAAGATGATCAGCAACCAGAGAATAAACTGAACCGCCCGGAAGCCATAAATCCCACGCTGAAGCTAAAGTGATGACTTCATTATCATGGTGGTCATATTTCGTTGGTGTATTAAAAAGACAAGGTGATGCAACACCTTTGCTTAGGTTGAGAAATTCCACTCCGTGATTTGCCACTACTGCACCGGATGCAGCAGGAATCGTATCGGTGCCCCAAATACATACTGTATTCTCCGCAGCAAATGCCGTGCCCGCCGCACCATCATAGGTAATAGACTGCACACCGGCATCAACTGCACCATTTATCAAAACTTTACCAATGGCAGTATGAACTCCGTTAAAAAATAAAGAGCCATTCATCTGATTTACACCATCTGCATTTAGACATCTATATATTTTAGCATACAATGCTGCCCCGGCGGTTAAAGCGGTTGATCCACCACAAGCGATGGCCAATTTTAACCATGCGCCTACTTTTGTTCGTAAATCAAGACCAGCTACACTTGCGCCGGAAACTCTGTAGGATTCCCCTTTAATCACGGCATAGGGAGCTAATACTGTAACATTATCTGTATAACTTGGTGCGCCCATTTTCTATTCCTCCTTTTCTACTACCAGTATCACTACTTAATTTGATGTATACCATTACCTTTATCTCCCTTATTCCCCTTTTTAACCATGTCCCAAAGTCCCAGTATATTACTGGCATCCGCCGGGGGAGTCTGCTGCGTAACAAGCGCCGCTTCCTTTTCATACCTTTTCTTCATCGCTTCAAATTGATGAGCATTTACATTCTCATCACCATATTTTAGATACGGTTTGAGGGAAGTTTTAATATTACTCCATTCCAGAATTTCCCTAATTCTATCATGGGCGGTGCGTTCCATATTCCGCGCAATAAACTGTTTCTTTTCTATTTCAATCTGAGACAGTTCTATTTCAATCTCGTCATCTTCCTTAAGTATATCTCTTTTGAGTTTTTTAATTTCCACCATGTTTTTCCGGTATTCATAAGAGAGCATTACAAGTTCCTGAAACATAACATTTTGTTCACGCACTGCCTGCCAGTACTTAGCGTCTGGTGTAGGACGTTTATTATCCGCAAGAACACTTATTTCCATTTCAGTGCGGGTACGGAAGATTTGCACCGTTTCCCATGTTTTAAGTAACTCATCTTTAATTACAGAAAGAGACTCAAAATCTTTTTTTGTTAATAATTCCGCACCGTTGACAATCTCCAAAGCGCTTTCTATCATTTATTATTCCCCCTCTTTTTATCCTTTTTTAACTTTTACCCATTAAGATAACTTCCCAGATAAATACTATTTTCATACCAGAAAGTAGCCACATCCCGTTTTCCCGCCGCTGTTGATAATGTTCCCGCTGTTCCGCCGCCAAGCCAAAAACCATTTGTTCCGTCCATTTGAGTCCATCCGGTAATTGTTGCGGTGCCTGCTGTTCCCTGCCTGATTGCGAAACGGTAAACCTGACCGTCCGCCGGATTGGAGAAAGCAACTTTCATCCCTGATAAATTAGCCGTTCCGTAGAAACCGTTCCCCTGTGAAAAATCAAGAGAGAAGGTTCCCGATGTTCCTGATACGGCGATAGAACCTGCGCCTAAGTAATTAGTGCCGGAACTGGTGCCGGAACTGCCACTGGTGCCACTGCTACCGTAAAATGTACCGTCTACTCCTGAGGTGCCAGACGTTCCTGAAGAACCACTTACACCAGTGCCCGAACTCCCTGAACTTCCACTGGAACCACTGGTGCCTGAACTGCCATGTGACCCCGAACTACCTGAGGTACCGCTGGAGCCATTTGTGCCGTCTACCCCATTGGTACCGGAAGACCCGCTGGAACCGGAAGTACCGCTGCTGCCATAAAATGTACCGTCTAATCCTGAGGTGCCTGACGTACCTGAACTGCCGGAAGACCCACCAATTCCCGAACTGCCTGACGTGCCGGAACTTCCATTTATACCTGATGTGCCTGAAGAACCCACGCCGGAAGTTCCTGATGTACCTGATATACCTGAGGTTCCACTGGTTCCTGAACTGCCGGAATTACCACTGGTACCACTGCTGCCGTAAAATGTTCCATCTACCCCTGAGGTGCCTGATGTGCCACTCGAACCGGAGATACCACTCGAACCGGAAGTACCGGAAGAGCCGCTTACACCAGTTCCTGAGGTGCCGGACGTTCCAGATGAACCATCAATACCTGAGGTCCCAGAACTACCCGACGTGCCACTCGAACCGCTTACACCAATTCCTGAGGTTCCAGAACTACCGGAAGAACCATCTATTCCAATCCCGGATGTCCCTGAACTGCCTGAAGTTCCTGAAGTTCCCGGACTCCCTGTGCCACTTGTGCCGCTGGAACCGGAAGACCCGGAAACACCATTTGTTCCTGAAGAGCCTGAACTACCTGATGTGCCGGAAGTGCCTGATGTGCCGTTGGTGCCGGTGCCGGAGGTGCCGCTACTGCCTGAACTGCCTGAACTACCCGATGAACCGGATGTTCCATTTATTCCATCTATTCCATCTATTCCATTTATTCCTGGACTACCTGAGGTTCCTGAACTACCCGAAGTTCCCAAAAATGTTCCATCTACTCCAGACGTCCCGCTGGTGCCGGAACTCCCAAAAGAAGAAGTCCCACTGGTGCCGGAAGACCCGGACAATCCTACATTATCCAGTATAACGTTAATATCAGTGGCATCACTTATTGTTACGATTATATCAGTATCACTCATGGCGCTGTTCCCGCTGTCCCCGCAGTTCCTGGAGTTTTTGTAACTCCATATTCAAGGTCAAATCTGCCTTTCATTACAGTTATAAATTCATTGGCAGAACCAGTTGTTACAGAAATATCATAATCATAAACTCCAACGTCCAGATTGATTGTATCGGATGGAACAAGAGAAATCTGAGCGCTGCCGGATGTCCCGGATGTTGTGTCGTCAAATGAAGTAACTATTTTTTGAAGAGACGCTTCAGAGTCTGGAAGGTCATAATTAGTCTTGAGAGTAAATTTTAATACCCAGTTTTTAATATTATAGGGAATACCGGCAGAGTTTTTGAAGGTTACTCCGTAAGTATGCGAATTTCCACGGGTTAAACTTAGACGTTTATATGCCATCACTTTCCACCTTGTTTAATGCAGAAGCCTAGGTACATTAAGCCAGCCAATCCGCTAATAACCAGTGTAATCAAAGTTTTTAGCACTACGTTTTTACACGTTTCACTGTAAATCATCATCGACGCTAACCACTCATGCTGCTTGTAGTGAGTTTCACGGTCAATGTAGAACGACTTTAATTCTTCGTATAATGCTTCCTTAACAGCTTCCTTAATCGATTCCCGTTCCATCTTTACACTTCCCTTAGTTTATTTTCGCGTCAACTGGTTCTTCTACCAATCCTACTGGACAATCAATTCCACATCGAATTTGCTGTTATTTCCTCCGGCAGTTCCCCCGGTCTGATTGGCGATTATTTTAATAAAAGGCATTATTTCCGGTTCGAAGGTAAGAATATCTCTTCCGGCGGTTCCGAATGTGCCAATCGCCACCGCTTTAGATGGAGTAATAAAAGTTCCATCTTCCAACGCGCAGCCGGAATAGGTGAATGATGTGGTGCCGCAGGTAGCAGCCGTGCCATTCATTATATTGGTAGCCAAGGCAAAATTGCCATTATTGGCGATATATCTGAGGTCTATTTTATCTGATACGCAAGATGTTCCAGAATTTAAATTTTGATTTTTAAAGACTGATATGGTTGTTATTTTAGCCACAATATCCTCCTTGCGTTGTTTAGGTGCCGCTCACCTTTTTTTGTATCCGGATAAACAGAGGAAAAATATCCAGAGGGGTTAATAATGGGAGGAGCGTTGGTTGTCCCCCTCCCTTATAATTAAATTGTTATAATACTTATGTTCCTGAACTTCCACTGGTGCCGGAAGTACCCGATGTCCCCGAACCCGCAGAGTTTGCATACCTGGCGGTTCCGGCATAGTTAGCCGTGGTGGCCACCATTCCGATACTGGAAAGAACCTGAGTTGATCCACTTTCAAGATCTTCAATAAGTTTTTTAATTTTTACAATTGCCATTTTGAAAAGTCCTCCTTTATGAGGGGTTAATTTTATTCCTAACTGCCGAATTCCCGACTCCTCATTCGTCCCATCATGGGTAATGTTTTCCTCATGCGGTCGGAATAAGCATCGGGAAGCGGGCCGAATTTTGCTGTAAAACTGTCTTCGTACTGTCTGGCCAGGACAAGATTTAAAGTGTCGGAATCCGGTTTGGAAAACGCCAACTTCGCCGCCCAGTCACACAGGTCGATATGATATTTTTCATCTATTTCCGGAGAGGTCTGCATGGTAAATGACATCAACGGAAGACGAGATACGACCAAATAGGCAGTATCGTTGGATGATGGAGCAAAGATAAAAGTTATGGTATTACCCGGCTCATTGAGAAATGCGTCAGGATACCCGCCACTACCGCATGTGCCCACCGTTCCGCTGGTTCCCCACCAGGCGTTGAATTCTTCATCAACCTGAGGATAATGAAGAGGGCCGCGAAGAGGCCAGGTCATAGATTTTAACTGACATCGTTTGACTTGCAGGATTTTGGGACTGAGTTGATACACTCCCTGATCAGCTATAACAGGAAGAACACACAGAGATTTCTGCCCAGCTGTTGAAGCGGTTGCGGCTGTTCCCGAATCATCAGACGTGGTTGCATCAATGATCAGATGCGCCCGGCGGCATGCCTGAACTTCACCATAATTGAGAAAACGAAGGAGTTCCGTATCCGGCCATAAATAGGGTATGGACACATCATCCAGCACGCTTTCCCGCATATGGGCAATCAATTCTCTTCCTGTCATGTTTGCTCCGTTGCCGGAACTTCTTCCCTGCCGACATCTTCTTTGATTAGTATATAAGTAATTCTGGGCATATCTCTTCCCTGAGACTTATAATTTCCATCCGGATTCTGAATCTGGATAGTGTCCGTTTTTATTCTTGTATCCAGCATGGTACGAACAGGTCTCGGGATATCTATTTCGACTCCCGGTTTGGCTAAATAAGCAAATCCGTTAAGGGAAATAAAAACACCCTCTGACGGAATGTCGGGAGTCTGGTTAATGATAATACGGTCGCGGATATGGCTGCCCGGGCCGGTAAAATACTTTTCCGGATTTTTCTTCATATCCAACTCCAGTTTTCTAGCCGCAGTTAATTCTTCTGTTTTTTCTTCTCTTGTAAAAGCCATAATAGTCGCCCCTCATTTTTATTGGTTATGGAGGAGAGTTGCCCCTCCTCCTGTTGGTTAATTGATTAATTTTTTACGATTCCGCCACAAACGGTTCCTGATACGGCATATGTACCAATTGAGTGAAAGTGCATGTGCCCATTGTACCGGCCCCGCCAACACTGAAGTTTACCCCGACAGCTGCCGGACCCTGCAATAACATGGAAGCCAGAGCCACACAGTTATCGGGAAGGTCGGGAAGTTTACATTCCGCAGCGGCCAGCGCCGGAGTTGCGTAATCGTTTTTACTGACAATATTACCCGGGCCGCATACCCGGGCAGTGCCATCCGTCCCGCCATAAACAAGGAACCTGCAACAGCAGTTGGTTCCCATCGAACCCATACCGGTTTGAATATTGCTTCCGGAATAAGCGCCGGTGCCGAGATTGATGTTATCGGTAGCAACGATGGTGTAGATTGAACCATTGATGGAAGCTAACACGGGATTGCCGGTATACACTCCAGTTGCGGCAGTCCCGGCAGCCACACCCGCACCCGCCGTACCCGCCGTACCACCTGTTCCGGCAACTACTCTATTTACAATACCCTGAATAGTCCGGCGAATAGTATCATCATAGAAAGCCTGCGGCGCTTTTCGTTTGGCATTCTCGGCGCTGATTTTAGGATCGTCAAATTTTGCGTAAGCCATAATATTACTCCTTTAAATTGTGAGTTGAGTTGTCCCGGTCTTCAATTCAGTTACCGTACCCGCCGGGATGTTCAGCACGGTTGGCCTATACAGTCTCAAGCCAACTCTCACTTAAGGCTGTAACGTTGCCATTTTCGACCCTTTCGTTGCACCTTTTTTTATTTCAGTATATACGAAAAGACCTTATATATCAATAACTTACTTTAATTCGTACATGCAACCTCGGCAACCGCCATCCAGGCGTCATTTAAAATAACCGTTGTTTGCATGGTTTTCCAGGAAATTGAACCTCTTTGCGCTAATGGATCAGCAATACTCGGATTCGGGTTGACCACCATGGGAGTAATCGCATATTTACCTTTGAGAGCGATAAACCCGTAAGCGTCTTTGCCGAAATACATTACCGGGTAAACATCACAGTTACCGCCGGTCGCTATCATGGTTGAAGTTGTCGCGCCCACGCCATTATAGGGAGTAAAGATTGTGGATTTCAGATAGCGGACATCTTCACAGGAACCAATTTCTGTTTCCCATGGAGAGACTTTTCCGTAATCCGCTACAGAAGTGAATCCCGTAAGTCCGCGTATATCGGATGTAAGGTCGACATGGGTTACACCGGCATAAGCCGGGAGGATGGATTCGGTATTGAACGACGGAGTGGATTTGACAATATTGGTTACAAATCCGGCTTCCTGACGTTCCAGTGCGCGGACAATCCGACGCTGGTCGGCACGGGAAATGGCCGCTGCGACTAAATCACGGGAGGCAACTGAATTCGCATAGAAAACGTTGCTGCACGCCTTGAGCACATTATAACGTAATGTTTCAACTGTCTTGGCCGCCTGTTCACCGATAACGGCAATTCCTTCCTGCATAACCGGGTCTTCATGGGTATCCTGAACAACATCAGTAATACCGATTAAGCCGCCGTACTGACTTAAGGTTGCCGTTATATCTGTTGCGGTCATTTTATCAGCCACAGGAGTTACGCCTTCAGTCAATGCCGTTGTGCGAAGTCCCAGACTGTTATAACGCCTGAACTTCATAGACTGCGTTTTGTTTGCAGGTAAACTTTTAGCTTGCATCATTGTTACAAGGTTTCCCTTGGTTTATTATTTCTAACAAACTCCCGGTATTACTACTGGGTCCAGACTATCTTTTGACTCACTATATTGATTGCGAGTCGTCCCAATTATTGAACGATGAGAATTATAACATTTGCGACAAAATCTTCCACGGCGATCATCATTACGCAAGGTAAATGCTTTAATAATTTTCTCTCCGCATATTTCGCATTTGCATTCCATCGGATCGCCAAATTCTCTTAATGTTTTTCCATCATCCTTAATTTTATATTCCATTGTAGGATGAATAAATTCTCGTATAATATCAAAGAATTTTTCCCTGTCTTTTCGGCGAAGTCTCAACATTAAATATTTTGCATTAAGATGATTCGAGCGAAATTCAAGATGGAATTTATCGGCAAGAACTTTTGTCATTATTAAATGCTCTGCCACATTAAAACAATTTGTTTCCAACATCGGAGTTAAATAATCTTCATGATTTTTAAGATGTCCATCGTCTTGATACCAGATTGCCAAACCCAAAGGAGTGAGTTGTTCCATCAAAAAAGAATCTATCGTTTTTCTTCCTTGATGATAAAATCGTTTCCATAAATGAGTGTAAACAGGATGAGCCTTTGTTAAAACTCTCACTTTTGAATATTCTTTCCCTTTGCATTTACTAATTCCATCTTTGATCGTAACGGTGGTGAGATTTTTAAGTATATCAGCCTTCCATAGAGCATACTCTTTTTGTTTCATGCAATGAGCATAATCTATATGCGAGTTAGTATTCCCTGTAGCACAATGCGATAAACTTCCATCTCCTAAAATCATTCCTATTACTGCTCCTCTAAATTCATCGTCGTTCATAGTCGTTACACCTTCCATTACGGATTGGCTCGGGATTGTCCTATTATAGGATGTTCCCCGACTTTAAGGACTTTTTATTCGGCCAAACTATCGTCCACCGAATTTTTCCAGCACCAGATACGGCATGGCTCTTTTTAACAAATCCACCGCAACAAAGGCGGCAGTTCTAGGAGTTATATTTCCGTAAGTAGTTAAATTCATTTAATTTTCTCCTTATTTACTTATCGCCTCATCAAACGCTCCATCGAAATCATCAGATGGTTTAAGGTTTGGATTTATTGCGCCGCGTTTACTTTGCGGAGGAGTCAAGGCGGCCTTCCGGTCTTTTTTGGCCCTGTCCATTCCCACAACATTATTCTGAGGCGGATTACTGGTTACCGGGATATTACTTTCTTTATAGAAGTCGTCCAAAAGAGAAATAACTTCCCCGGCTGCTCCCGACTGGCAAACTTCCAGCATTCCCTTTTGGAGATATGCCGGTTTACTTTGAATCCATTCGATGATTTTACCATTTTCATGGTAGGTCTTATAATCAGGATAAGCCGTTTCGATTGTATTGAAGTGGTTGCTGACTGCATCCTCTTCCCGTTCCCTGGTTGTCTTTTCGACAAACTCTGCGGTCGGTTTCAACTGACTCTGGAATTCATTTTTTACTTCTTTGAGTTGTTTCTGGAATCCTTCGTTCAGTATACCGTAAATTGATTCGATTGCTTTACCGAGTCTTAAACTTTCCACTCTGGAAACTAATCCGAATTCTTCATCATACTCTTTTAACATGGCCTTTTCTTCATCGTTAAGATTAAGATTTTTTAAAAGAGTTTCGACATCCAGTCCGGTTTCCACTTTTTTATTTTTATCATCAACAGGAAGAGAAGGCGGTGGAGTCTTTAACTTCTCTATCTCTGTTAAAAGTTCTGATTCGCGGGTTTGAAACTGCTGTTCTTTAGACTTGATTATCCCGTTGAGACTTTTCCATTTTTGTTCGTAATCTTCCAAAGGAGGCGGTTCAGCGGGTGTACCGGATTTTTTATCATCAACGGGAGATGGTTCATCACCTTTTGCATGAAATGGTTCCGGTTTGGTTTTACTTAAATCACCGGGATCGGGCAGACCGGAAGCAGGGACCCCATCTTCACTTTTTACTTCTGCTTCATTAAATGCTTCATTAAATACTTCATTCTGTTGTGACAGAATTTCTGCGGCAGTGTTTTCATCCGGTTTTTCTTTCATAATTTTTCCCCTCATTTTTAATAAAAAAAGGTCAACAGAAAGGAAATTTAATTCCTGAATGTTGACCTTTAGTCTCGTTTATTAATTGAGATTTAAGCTTTCGCTATCTTGCCCTGCATAATTCTTTTCGCTCCCTCCAACAGTTTACAGAGTTCAATAGCTTCCTGTTTTGACATCTTTACTTCATCATTATCTTTTCCTTCTTTTCCTTCTTTTCCTTCTTTTCCTTCTTCTGGTTGATGATTAAAAGTTGTTAAATCACGCTTCAAATCTTTTTCACAATGTTTCCGATTACCATATATCATAAAATTAATTCCGTTGTCAATAATTTTTCACACAGGTCTTTGCGGGTTGCCTCGCGTGATGACATCTTTTAATTCCCTGAATGCCGCAATTTTCCCCTGGTTGTGTTTAAGTTCAGATTCTTGAGCGACATCGTTTTGAATTCTGGTTAATTCAATGTATAAATCCAACAGGGCAATAACCGCATCCATTGGAGGGGTATGGTTGAACCCGTTGACTGCTGAAACTAACTCGCCTTTTTTACGCATTTTCTCCTGCATTACTTCCCTCCCCCTTTAACTAGTCCGGTTTTCGGTTTATTAACCGCCTTTTCCTTCATTTTCATACCATGTCTTGCTGTCTCTTTCTTAATCTCCAACTCAGTCTGGTGTTTTTCTTCCTTCCGGCGTTCCTCAATGGCTGTTTGGGCGGTAGACAGACCCATTTCATGATCCGATTTTGCCTTTTCTGCTTGGTGTTTGTCAACCATCAAGACGGTTTTAGTTCTCTGATCATCAGTTTTGGCCTGTTCCTGTTCTAATCTGGCCGCTTTCATTTCCGGTGACTCATTTTCAGAAATTTCGGGTGGAGTTTCCGCCTCTTTGTTGGCCTCTACATTTTTTTGTTTTGCCTTAGTTAAATTACTCATGGCCTGAGCCTTGTTTTTGGCTATTTCAGACTTCAACATTTCTTTTTCCAATACGGCCATCTCAGAATTGGACTGTTGTTCGCGGATCTTATCGGCCTCTTCCTCTGTTTTAAGATTGATATTGATATCATGGACTTTCAGACGTTCGTTCAGAAGTTCACGGCGGGGAATGTAGACCAAATCTTCAGGGGTAAGGGTAGACATGAACTGATTTATGGCCTGCATACGGATTTCTTTCATAATAAGGGAAGACACCCCACGGGCTTTTACACTATAATCACCTTTTATATCAGGTCTGGGATTAAATTCCATGTTCCAGGCGTAGAGATCCTGGATAATATGTTCTGTAAACATGTCGAAGTTCTTTACAATGTCTTTAATACTTATGGTTATGGTTGCCATTCTGCCGGAAGCAGCCTGCGCAGTTTCATTATTGACCATTTGACCGGCCAGCCAGGTAGGGAGTGTGGTTTCGATATCGGCAAATTCCATGAAGAATTTGGAAACTCCAATAAGTTCATCAATGTGGGATTCAAAACTCAGATTGCGGATAGCCGGGTATTGGGCTTCAATTCCACGGCCTTCACGATACCATATTTTACGAGAATGGAAGGATGACATATCTTGTCCGGGAGTGAGTAGTGACCAATTAATTTCTACTTGAGGTCCACTGATTACAGCGGCATTATCAAGAACCATACGGGCCGCAGACGCAACGGCAATCTGGCTATGACGCATGACACGAGCAAGACCTTCACCGTACAAACTTGTTTCATCCTTTTCGTAATAGAACAGTTTATAGCGATTGAGAGCGCCTTCAAAAAGAGTAGCCTTGATAATTGTTTTCCCTATTATCCAGACATTTGCCGCATATTCCAGAGTCGGGTCTGATATATTGACTCCACATGCCTCAAGATCAGAACCGTCAATATATCCCCAAAATTCAAGAACTTCATATTTTTTGCCAATTTGACGGTTGGTCGCCCTGCTGGTTTCGCCGGTTGCAGTATAAGCGGTTGTTGTAGCAGTACTTTTGGCTCCGGCTTCCATTTCTATGGTTTGAAGTTGAATTTCCCAATTCTTTGCAGTGTAGTTGCCATTTGGATGTTCGGTAAGGAATTTTGTTATAATGTCACCGTAATAATCTTCACGGTCAATGAGTTCACGAATATCATGTTTGGACATGATATGACGTTCAAAACTTCCCTCTATCATGGACATTTCAGTAACCGTCATATCAGGATACCAGTCCCAGATACGAATGGCTTCAAAATAAGGAACATCCTCTGTTTCTCTGGCTTCCTGATAATCACCGTCAGGATTTGGTTCCCATTTATGCCGGGTATGTTTATTAATCATAGGACCTTTCATAATACCGGTTCCATACAATAATCCTGATTTTAATACTTTTTTAGTTTCTTCAGGGTAATCCATTTCAAGAAGTTGGTCATCGATTACTTTGGACATAGATTCGCAGGTGGCATCGGAAAAAGCTTTTATGGCCATCCGGACATCCTCGATAGACAGAGGCTGGATTTCCGGTTGTTGGCCAAGCATAGAACCAGGCATAGAACCGGGCATAGAACCGGGCTGATTCTGTTGCATCGCTATTTGTATTTCCATCATTTTCTGTTGAAGTAAACCTTGAATTATTTCCTCTACTATTTCCGGAAATATTTTGGGTTCCGGAGTCGGCTTGATTTCAAAATTCTTGTCATTCTCCGGGAACAGCATTTCATGGAGCCGGGAAAGAACGATATTGACCTTGGAACGGGTCAACTTCGGATAGACCTTAGAAGCATCCGCTGATATTTTTACATCCGGGTCATACAATCCTTTGTATGCGCGAAGGTCTTCCAGCCACTGTTGCTCCTTGGCGTACCGGAACCCTTCATTGGCGGTGAACTGGTTATAAAGGCGCGCGCCGAATGACACCATTACTTCTGAATTACGTTTTGATTCCTGAAACTCTGATTTTATTTCATCCATAATTTTCCCCTGAGTTTTATTTCCCTCGCGCTGATTTTAGTATCCCCCGATTGAATTCACTGGTTTATAGTTTGTTAAATTTACTTTTGAACTTAAATCTTTCCAGCGTTTATCATGAATATCACGCTCGGCAATAAACATGCAAAGATATTCAAGAGCATCGCAATTACAAGACAAGATACCATTCGCGTAAAAAACATGATCAATGTCTACGGTAATATTATATACATCTTTTAGTTCTGGAAGTTGAGATATTTGCACAATCCTTGGCACAGGTTTTGATTTTAGAATATTTATTCGCTGTAAAGTTTTTACCACAAATAACACACGTTCTTTGAACGTTGTCTTTTCCACTGTAGTATCTATATCTATTTTGGCAGTTTGCATTACAGAATTTCTTTCTTGACGGGAATGAAGCTTCAATATTTTTCCCGCAATACAGACAACATGTGATATAAATTTTTCTGTCAACCCATGTTTCTTTTCCATGTTTACTATGCCACTTGATTCCTTCAGGAGACCCATGCCAGGATTTCGCTGCTTCCCGCGCCAATTCGAGACTTTTTTTAAAATCCCAGGTTCCGTTTTTAATTCTTTCAAACAGGTGGAATCTGGAATGTTCGGAACCATGGATGGCCTCAAGATTGGAAATATCATTATTAAATACATTTCCATCAATATGGTGGATATCATATCCTTCAGGAACTTTACATTTATTATGACTTTCCCAAACAGCTCTGTGAAGATTGCATGTTGCCTTTCTCCAATTTTCGACCCTGTAGTAATTACCTGACGAAAGCCGGTATTTCTTTTCTTCAAACTCAATAAACTCTGGATGCTCCATTGTAATGTCCTCCATGAATTATAATCTTGCAGGACATCACTATATCGCAAAGCATTACTCTTTGCAATACTTTTGTTTGATTTTATAAATTCATGATCTTCAGTGCATTCAATTTTCCTTTCATCTGAAAAAGTTATCTCAATAACTTTAGTTTTTTTGTGTGTCAATCCTGCTGCAATTACTTTCCGGTTTCCAAAGGGTGTAACAACAAAATCCCCCGCTCTGATTTCATCAATTCTTTTTTCACCGGTTGGTGTAAGAATCATGGTTTTTCCACTAAAACAACAATGACTCGAGAAGTTCTTCACTGGCATGATTTTGTATTCCTCGCCCATACTTCTCGGATCCTTTTCATAATGATACCCGCCGTTCATGGCTTTACGGAGATAATGGCAGTTGGGAGAAAGGATAAAAGAAGGTTCTCCCGCATACATTTTATTCAGGAAATTTTCCACAGCAGCCACCCGGGGAAGAATAGCATTGGTTGGAGCCGGAACAATATTGCGCAGACCCACTTCCGGCCCCTGAAGAACTTCAAAACAGGTGGACTCATCTGTCGGCGCACGGGCAACCCCGGAGGGGTCTCCAAATCCCATAACGTTCATACCAAAGTATTTAAGACGAAGAAGTGGAAGAAGTTTATTATCACAGAATTGACGCAATCCCATACCCTCAGACACCACCTCGTCTAATATTTGAAGTTGACCAAGGGTTGTAATTTGACCAATAATACAAGCTGGCTGAAGGGCAAAATCCATCCCTACCAAAACATCTAATCCCTTTTGCGGCTCAAGTTGATGGGGCGCGACATGGATATTGTCTCTAAATGACTGGAATACCGGTTTCCCGCTGACAAGGTACCCATACTGCCCGTCAATATAGATACGTTTATACATTTCATCTTTGCCTTTGGCAAGATTGATATAATAGTTTTTCGGGAGGTGTTTTGTATTTTCCGCATGGACTGATAACCCTGATGGTTGTTTAAATATTTTCCAGCCCTCCGGTCGGATGACTTCAAAACGTTTATACAATACTGAGTCATCTGATGGAGGATTCGAGTCCATAATAATACCATACCAACTTGCCCCGCCATCTCTCCCACTAGGATACCTCCCAATTCTTCCATCCATAGCATCAATGATAGCAATAGGTATCTCGCGTGCTTCATTAAACCAAGCGCCAGTTACTTCGAGGGACAATAAATTTGAAACTTGATCCGGTCGGTCAAGAGCGCGAAACATAATTTCCAGATGGACTCCTGGAAATTTTGTTATAATATATGTATGGTCGGTAACCCTGTATTCTCCAAATAATTTAGGAGGAAACCAATCATGAAAAGTTTTTATAGTTGTATCTTTCAGCATCGAATAGGTGTTCCTCACCACAGCCCATCTGCTCCTGCGTATTCCATCAGGAGAAGGTGTTTGCGCCAGCGCACGGCGGATAACCTCCATTACGCATGCGCTGCTTTTCGCCGAATTTCCAGTTATAAATATTTTACCATTTCTTCTGGCAACAAAAAAACCAGTTGATGTTTTAAAACAATATTTAAAACCATCAGGAGAAGGAACTCTTTCTATTTTTGGAGCGTTTCTCATCGATAAAAAATTTGTTCCTGTATTTGCATAAACTCTATACCCGGTTTTCCATTTATCATTATTGTAATTTATTTTCGCAATGGTAGCGCGCACTCCAGTGGTAGTCAAAACATACTGAATAAAATCCGCATTCTCTTTTATTGTCGAAGCATATATTCTTCCGCCATAACAATCAAGACATCCATCCCAATGTACAAACTCGTCAGCTATAATTGCTAATTGAGATTCATCAGCATTAAAATACTTCCACAGTAATTTATTTCTTTCCGGAGCGTCAAAATCAAAAGTTGTTTCAGTCGGACGCGCCTCATAATTTCGTTCATTCCAATCAATTCCACATTCCGTTAATAACATTCTTAATCTTATTTTTTTACGTTCTTTCCTAACGCATATATGACATCTATTTGTATTACTTTTTTTGGAGAAATGACCATCGGCTGATACTGCAACCATTAAACGAATTTCATTACCGGTTAAGTCAATACCATTAGTTTCCGGAGCTTTAAATATTGTTGGTATTCTTCCCGACCATCCATCATTAAGCGAATTATGTTTCCCGGCAAGTTCTCCAGCCGGGATTGTTCTCCACTCCTCTGGTTTAAAAGCTGTATTAAAAAGAACAATATGTTCATCACTTAATAACTGGTCAATGCCGTATCTATTTTTTAAATGAAGGAAAGAATCGCAAGGTAATTTTATATAATCAGATGGTTTATGAAAAAATATTCTTGATGTAGATAAATCAAACTCAGCTAATATATCCGTCTCTGTATAATCACATATTTTCTTCCAACCGGCAGGAGTTAGAAATTCCGTATCGGAAGACAGGCATCCAAATGGACCTAAACAAAGTCTCATCCGTGAATTATCCAGAGCAAAACGTTTTAATGTCGGAATATCCTCGTAATCAAAAAGAATCTGATATGCTTTTTGATTTTCAGTCATGACTAATTACCTCACTCCGCCATCTTCATTTTTTCGTAATAAACCAAATTACACCGGCTTCCCACCCACGCAGCCAGTTCATTTATATCATAACCCATCCCAGTAAGTCTATCATTGATATGGAACTCGGCAACCATGTTGTCAACTTGAGTAAGACAGGTGGAATTATAAAGAGTTTCGTACTCAGCGCCTTCAATGTCCATTTTGAGAAGTTTAACACGATTAATAGAAGGGAATTTAAGGAATTTACAGGAATCAAATATGTCATCAAACGCCACGACTTCAACATTGACTATATCCATGGACTTAAAATCGGGAGTGACCACCATAGACGAACCACCGGAATAAGTTTTATCGCAATAGATAATTTCAGACTTATTACTTTTCCCGCCCACTCCTAGGTTGTACGGGTGAATGTTGGTAACTCCATTCAACCCTATATTCCTGATCATGGTAAAGAATGTTTTCGGAACCGGCTCAAGAGCAATAATTCTGGTGGATGGAAACAATTTAGCCATCATAATAGAAAACATTCCCTCATTGGCTCCAATATCCAGGATAATGTCATCCGGCTGAAACTGCAATCCTCTTTCTAATATTTTATAATTATCACTGAAAATTTCATGGATTAACGCAGGAGCGGTCGGGGTATTGGTAAATTTAAAATCAATGTCTTTGTATTTGAATTCTATAATACTGCCATCTACCTTTGTCACCATGTCTCTGGTCCCTCCACTTTTTCCTCTGCCTCCACCCTCTTTTCAGCATTAGGATTAAGCGCATTCATCACCTGCTCTAAATCCACTCCATCGTCGGCAAGTTTAATTGCCTTCTCCACCCGTTTCTCATCTTCCAACCCTTTAATGATAACAAACACAGCCGCAGAATTTCCAATTCCGCCTTCCCCGTCCCTTTTCATCTTGGCGGCCAGCAAAGCCGATTCCACTCTTAACAACTCTTTCACCATGAAGGAAAAGTCTTTATCGCTGGAAATCATTTCTTTAAGGCGTTTCCGGCCATTAACTGATTTGTAAGCCGCCCTCATGTCCTTCAGCATCTGGAAAGAATCATCGTCAAGAAGTCCGGCAACATCTTCTCCATCAGGAATATCAGGAAGCCGGTTGTCTACTGATTTTTTCACTTTATTGAATTCACGCTCAGACAGGTTGCCGCGTTTAAAAGGATTGAAATTGTCGGTTATTTCCCGGTCCTTGGTTTTGCCTCCGACAGAAGAAGTATCAGCCATGAGTTTTTGCGCCTTTCCCTCGAAAAGTTGCCACTGCTGCTTTCTTCATACACCGAAGGGAATTATCTGTCAACTTTTAACTTTTCAATTTTCAATTTTACCGGAAACCACTTTGCTGATTTTTTCCTGAAATTTTCCGGCAACTGTTTTTGTGTATAGTAATCAATTTTGGGATTCCAGGAAACAAGGGCTGGAGTACCTTAATTACTATCCAGACACTAGTAATTGATATATTGGGTATATTTTGTATGTTTTTAAACTTGCCGGTCATGGATATGATTCCCATATGATACTTAGTACCCCCTCATTCTCACTCTTTCAGGTGTTGCCGCCTTAACCATAAAGTAATTCTTTTTCCCCCAGGTGGAGGGCAAAGTGGAGGGGAACCTGTTGATAACTCAATAAATTATACTCCACCTAAAAACAGCCGCGTAAGTAGCTGATATTATAATAAGGAGACATAAGATTAATTATAGGACGTTGTATTGTGTAAGTACTTAATATGTAACAAATAATTGGATTATAGTGAGGATTATGACAGGAAACTGTATATATCAACATTGGTAAAGTGGAGGGAAGAAGGCAAAATAAGGGGTAAAGTGGAGGGAAAGGGCAAAATAGCACATTGTTGATAACTTGTCGCAAAAATGCGACTCCAGTCGCAAAAATGCGACTCAATCATGGAAATGTAGCACTCACATCTTATCATTGCCTCATAATTATTACGTACAATTGTACTGATATAATATCACTAATAATTACAATTAGTGGGGTATAATTCCCCAGTAGTGGGGTAAAATGCCCCAGTAGCAAAATTATTAGTGGGGTAAAATGCCCCAGTAGTGGGGTATAATTCCCCAGTGGTGTATTTGACACAGTAGGTGTGGTATTTTTGACACAGTTGCAAGATGACTGCTATCAGTGGTATATTTGACACAGTAGGTATGGTGTATTTGACACAGTGAGTTGACACCTTGTAAGTTTTGACACAGTAAGTGTGGTATTTTTGACACAGCAGCAAAAAATCGACACATTATAATAATGATAGCAAATCGCGTTGCAAAAAATCAGCTTGCGAGGTTGGCTCAGGTTGCGCGATCACGGGGAGGGCGGAAACCTACGCGCATAACAGATATATTACATGCAACCTGATTATCGGAGTTATCAACAGACCTGTAATTTTGCATTTATGCTAAGTTATTGATTTTATAGTGTTATTGCTAGTACCTGTGGATAGCCTTGTTGACAACCGCTATCGATGGTTATTTTGCCCCGTTTTGCGGTTATTTTCACAAGCGCATATTATTGGCTAAGTTGCTGATTTATAAATAGTTTTTAAGTTATTAACAGGTTAGAGGTGTGGTTATTTTACCCGCCTGACATGTTTCCGGCACGCCTTATATTCCGTGCCATAATTTATTTTAGCGGTTAAGTTGCTGATTTTATTACACAATTAAAATAATATATATGGGTATAACTCATTGGCATAGCATATGCATTATATAATAGTAATTAAATAAAAAAGGAGGAACAAAATGAATTTTAGAGTCATGTCCCGCTGGGACGGGGAAATTTTCGCAGAGGGATTTTCATCCCTCGAAAACGCGGAGAATTACATCTCCGCACTACCGGCAAAAACACGCTGGGATTGCTATGCGGAGCCTTGTCCTGACCCTCTGGACAAGGCTAGTATTTTCCTCGCCCTTGGCCTCACGGCTGAAGGCAAGCTCCGGCCCGGAACCCGGGCAATCTGGGACGGTGGCCGGGATGTTGAGGAGTTCCGCCACCTGGAATTCCCAGAGGTCGATGAGGACGGCTCAGTATGGGCTGATGTCATTGATTACGAGGGATATGGACCGCGCGTCCGTATCCTTGGAGTTTTTGACGAGAAACCGGCTAAAACCCCGGCTCCTGTCAAAAAAGAGGCCGTAGAATATGATTCCTACGGCAACCCCATCTACGGCGATGGGGCGGAGATGATTTAGTCGCAAATCCCTCAGAAATGAGGGTTGGGCGACTTTTTTTGTTTAAATTTTAACTTATTGGAGGAGGCACAAAATGAGTAATTTTACAGGGTGGTCACAAGGAGACGCGCTCGCAAGAGAGATGAGGCTCCGCGATGAGCGCGAGCGCCGCTGGAGCAAAACAACGACCGGAGGGGCATGCTCATGCCTCCACGGGTTTGTTTTCTGGCCGGGAGAGAAAAATCCGTGCCCGAAGTGTGCAGCGGAACGGGCGGCACACGAAGCCGCTGAAGAATCCCGGCGGGGTTCCTTGGTGGCAGAAGTCCGCTCCGCTTCTGAGCGGGTGTTTGACGAGGGCACTCCCCTCGCCGAGGCACAAGTGTCTGAGGTAGAAACCTGCGACGGAGGAAAGAAAATGAAAAATCTGTATATTAAGGATCCAGAACGCGGAATCGAAGAGCCTGCATATCTGCACGCTGATGGGACTTTAGTGTCCCTGTGGGACGGATTTGAAAAACTGCTCATCAAGGACGAAACAGGAACACGGCGGATCTCTCATTCTGATGCGGTAGATTTGGGGTATGAAAAGTAAAATCAGCCTGCGGGTGGCCAGTGAGCGCGCCGGGGCAAGGAGAAAAAGATGAAAATAAATAAGTGTAATATTTGTGAAGAAATTTTCTTCACAAACGATGGTTCTTTACAGGATTGGAGATCTTGCGAAGAGTTTATCTGCTCGGAATGTGAGCAAGAATTTAATCTTCATTTAAGTAATAAAATTAAACCAGCCTGCGGGTGGCCAGTGAGCGCGCCGGGGCGGAGGAAAAGAAAATGTCGAAGAATAGAGCTCACTCAATCGCAAAAGCAGAATATCTAAAAGTCTGCGCTTTTGCAAAAGCGGAATATGAAAAAGCCCGCGCCGCCGCATGGGCAGAATATCATAAGATTCGCGACCCTGCGTGGGATGCATGCGAAGAAAGACGCATGTCGGCATGGGCGGAATATAAAAGAATCTGCCTTGCGGCGGAAGTAAAATGTTATGGCGCTCAAGCCGCTGAGCGTGCAGAACGTGAAAAAATAGAGATACCACATTGAAAACCAGCCTGCGGGCGGCAACACGAGCGCCGGGGCGGAGGAGAGGGAAAATGAAAGCAAAGGTATACGCGGAAAATTATATCACTGGGGAAAAAAGATACATTGGTAAGGTGTTATACGACAACGCAAGCCGCGCCATCCAAATGTATCAAGACGATGCAGAAGCCGATGAGGAGATTGTGCTTATCGACGAGGCGGAAGAAAGATAATCAATCAGCCTGCGGGTGGCCAGTGAGCGCGCCGGGGCGGAGGAAAAGAAAAATGAAATACACAGTAAAATACGATTTTAATAAGTATGGCAAGTCGGGATACACACCACATTGCACGAGAAAAGAAGCAATCAAGCTGGCGCGGGTAGAAGTCCGGAACGGTAGCAAGGGCGTTACAATATCATTTTTCCGCGCCAGTGACGGCCAGCGCGGATATTTAAACCCGAACGGCAGTCACGCCATCACGGGTAATTTCTGGGAATAAATTAAAAAGGGGATCGAAAATGAAAGAGGAATCAAAGAATTTGAAAAGCAAGGAGAAAATATGGAAGTGGGATACGAATAGTATTTCCGCTAAAATATCTAAGAAAGGATTAATCCTGGAAAACTGGAACTGCAACCAGTGTATGATCTCTGGCCGGAAAATATTGCTTTTAGGAACAACAGCCCTGCCAAGCGATAATAATATTGAGCAGTACATAAATATTATCAGGGCAGCGTATGAAGATAGTATTAAAAATAAATATAATATCAAAATCTTGCGATGGGGAGCTAGAGTACTATAAATTTATCAGAGCCTGCGGGCGGCCAATCAGAGCGCCGGGGCAAAGGAGAAATAAAATGACTACAGTACAAGGGAGCAAAGGGAGACGGTACGAGGTACAGTCCACGCTTTACGGGACGCGGAATTCGGTGCATCGTCTTTATTTTGGAGGCATTTTCCTGGCTAGCACGGAGCAGCAGGGAATTTGGGGCGAATCTAGCTCAACGATGGAAGTCACCATCGCGCGGGCGGACGACAGGGCGGACGCCCTGGGTATTGAGGTCATAGACAACAAACTTGAAGATTAACAATTTCTTTAGTCGGCCATGTGTTGGCCGGCTAAAGAGAAGGAAAATCCTCGGGGGATAAGTCCCCGGGAACCCCTACAAAAAGAACAAAATAACTAACGGAGAAGAAAAAAATGCTGAAAAATGAATGGACGGAAAAAATACGTCGACTGCAAGACAGGATTGCCACACAGGAAAGAATAATCGCGGCGCTGAAAGAGAGAAACAACAAGCTGAGGGCTTGTCTGCTTTCTGAGCGCGGAATTCCACTCACGCTCGGCGACCGGCTGGCCCAGCGAAAGGAGGGAAAATGCTGAAAAATGGATGGACGAAAAAAATACGGGAACTGAACAAAACTATTGCTTTCCTGGAAAAAATAATCGAGGAGCTAAAAGAGAAAAACAACACGCTGAGGGCTTGTCTGCTTTCTGAGCGCGGAATTGCGCTCGCCCCCAGAGACCGGCTAGCAAAAAAGCAGAAGAGGAGAGACAATGAGACACATAATCAGCGGTAATTTTTATTGCAATGACAAAAAAATACATCCTTACACAACTATCCCGATGGTAGAATTGGATGGCCGGATATTGATGACATCCAGCCAACCCGGAGTTGCGATGAGAACGGTGCTGCAAGCAAATGGATTCCGGGATTTAGACATCCCGGATAACGCAACATTTGCCCGGATTAGACTTGATGAAGAAGGACAAAATTATTTGGTGCTAGTGGCCAAAAAAATAGAAGGAGTGGAAAAGTGAGTGAAAACGCAGATTTAGAAAACTGGACAAAAATGATTGAGAAGAGAGTATGTCTCCGTTGCGGGCATACCTGGTGGCCACGGTCGCCGGAGGAGCCGCTGGCATGCCCAAACCCGGATTGCCACTCGGTGTATTGGAATAGGCCACGGAAAAACAAAACGAAGGAGGAAAAACATGAAAATTGATACTAGAATAACCACAGAAGTGGAAAATGACAGCGTTGCCAACCTCGCGTGCATTATTTTTGGCGCAACCATGATTGCAGTTGCCATCGGGTTGCTCATCGCGGCTATTATTTATTTTTAGGGAGGGAATGATGAAAGAAAGAAAATTATCGGCGAAAGAGCACGCGCTCATCTTCCGGGAGACTTTTTATGACCAGTACGATGATGAGCCAAAATTCACACGGGGAAATATTAAAAACTGGACAGAGGGTGAAGCTAAAACCTTTGTCAAAAACCACATTGAAACTATGCTGGTAATTAACAGGGAGTCGGCACTATGGGAGTGCGAGCGTAAAGCAGCGCGCGATTTAAAAATCAAAATAGGGGAGTGAAAAAAGGAAGAGAAGAAATGATGAACACAAAAACAATCGCGGAAACTAAAATTGAGGGGGATTTGATTTTCCCAGGGAAAATTATTTTCCTTCACGATATTGAAATTTCTGGCAATCTTGATGTTGAAGAGGTAGAGGCTCGAGGCTCGATCTTAGTCAGCGGCTCGTATACTGTCCACGGAAACGATCAGGTCGACGGACACCAAATCGTCGACGGGTGCCAGATCGTTGACGGGGACCAGATCGTTAACGAGTACCAGCACATTGACAGGAGCCAGATCGTCGACGGGAACCAGGACATTTGCGGGATCCAGCACATCAATGGGGAACAGATTGTTGGCAGGAACCAGCACATCAATGGGGAACAGATTGTTGACAGGAGCCAGATCGTTGGCAAGAACCAGATCGTTGACAAGAGCCAACACGTCCGCAGAAACCAGGACATTGGCGGAACCCAACACGTTCACGGGTACCAGATTGTTGACATAAACCAGATCGTTGGCAGAAACCAGTATGTTAACGGGGATCAGAACATCGGCGGGAGGCAGATCGTCTACGGGGAACAGACTATCCACGGGGTTAAATGATAAATATTTGCGACAGGAGGGTTAAAGTATGACTTTAATAACAGCGTTTATCGTGCTGATTGTACTGGTTTTTGTCTGCTGGGAATTGTATAAGGATGACAAAATAGAGTCGGGAAAAAGGAGTGGCAAAATCCAGAAATGTGGCAAAATCCAGAAATGTGGCAAAATCCAGAAATGTGGCAAAATTAATGATTAGCAAAGAAATAATAGAGAAGGAGATAATAGAGAAGGAGATAATAACATGAACTGGAAAAAAATAGATTTATTGCAATTACCAAAAGACGGAACTGAGTTTTTGGTCAGAAATGGGAATCAGGGCGGCGTTAAAAGTTTAGTTTATTGGAATACCATACATAACCGATGGGAATCAAAAGGGACTCCCGTTTCTTTGCAGGATACGCATTGGTTTGAAATTCCCAAATTTATGCCGGAATGTACCTGTGATTGCGATAAATGCGGTAATTCTTTTGTTGACGTACTTTATCACGAAAAACCACAACTCTTTTTATGCCCATCCTGTAAAAAGGAATGGGACAAAAGAGATTTATTAGACCTTTTGTGGGAATATCGTTACGCATATACCGACTACAAAGGTTCATCAGATAAATTCGACTTGGAGGAAATGAATAAAAAACAAAATGAAATAATAGAGATGTTTGAAAGAACAAAAAAAGAGCAAGTGATTATAAACTTTATAACCCGAACTTATTGGGAAAACCCCGAAGACGCAATCGGAGAAATTAGAAAGAGAATGGCAGAGTTTGAAAATTTAAACGGGGAAAAAGATTTAACTCCTAATTTAAAAAGGAGGTAAATAGACATTTTAACAAAGCAAAGGGGAGAGAGGAATCTTTCCCCTTTTTTAAAGAAAAAACGGAAAAAAAGGCGGGAAGGGGTATTCCGGCACCTTATCCGCCTTTTTAAGCCCATTTTTACTTTGTTTAAAAGACTCCAGAGCAAAAGAAGGCATTTTTAACGCCGTGCCGCTCTCATCTTTTCCATTTGTTCCATAACCGCGTTTTATTTTCCGGGACGCTTCGCAACGCTTTACCCTTGCCATTGGGTTGACCTTCCATTTAAACTTGTCCTACAGATTCTTTCGCACCCATAACCTCCTTCTTTTGCAGAATCTGAACAGGTGCGGGACACAATCAACAGTTCTCACAAGCCAACCCCCTTCTTTTCGCTGTTTGCCACGTTTTCCCGGGGGAGTCCTTACCGTCTACCAGCCCTTCAGGATTATACACCGGCAAATGGCTCTTAGAGGGTAGTAGAGGGCAAATTTTTCGATTCCCGGAGGTCACCCAGATCCTTTTTACACGGGCGGAAATTAAAAAGAGGACAAAGTTGAAATGGCTCAGGGTGAAATCGGGATCACATACGATTCAGGAATAGCCAAATTTTGTTGTAGGATGCTCTCAGTTGAATTTTGTAGGGCATGGTGTACCAATCTAAACAACCTCCAGCTATTCTGTCAGCAGGGAAGCGTTTGGCCTCCAATCCTTCTGCCAGCAGGGAAGTCCATCACCAGCAAACCGCGTCCTTCCACCAAAATGGCAGGTAACTGGGTTTTTGCAGATATACCCGGTTGAATTGTGCATCTAATATCCATGTCTCACAGAAGTCATCTTTACTTCTCATTCCGCGTCCAGTCGCTTGCAATACCGTTGTCAGCATGGTTGCCGCATACCACTCGGAACCCAGCTTAGAACCATAAACTCTGGCGGCAGTTATTTTTTCAGCAAGGCTAAGAAACGGCGCTTTAGCAATTATAATAAATCTGCACAAATCCATTTCCATGCTAACTCCACGCGCCATCGAAGGGGAAATTAATACCAGCGGGTCTTTGGATGCCATGAAGAAATCAAGTTTATCCTGGCGATTGGCTGAATCGTGGATAATTAACCTGTCTGAATCGATACCACGGTAGATTTCATCAGCTAGTTTGAAACTAACTGCATGGATGAGGCCTCTTTCAGTTGGATGACTTTTTATAATTTCATCAATACGGGCGATTAACTTTGGAGTTTCCGCATACATGGTTTTGCTGGTAAGGTTTGCTGCTTCTTCAATGTGGATTGGTCTCCTGCTAACAGGGAAGGTTGAGGGCAGGACTTTATAATCAATTTCGTCTAAGGGAATGCCCAGACGTTTGCACTCAATGTTGATGGGAAGAAAGCTGGCAGACATCAAAAGCCATTTGTTGCTATGCCGCCACATGAACTGATTGGCTATTTCCTCATTGAGCCACAGGGGACGAAAAACATACCGTCCTTCCTGGGAATCATCATAGAGCCAGGTTTCGTCCACATTTTTGATGAACAATTTTATTTTTTCCATCATGCGGACAATACCGGTACGGTCTTTTAGAGTCCTGATATTGTCATGGGTAAGGGGAGCGTAAAAGTGGGCGACACGGATATCCAGACTTTTTTTGATTTCACTGGCGCGTTCCATGGCTAATTCAGCAAACCGTTTCCAGGAGGATAATAGTTTTTCTTTGTCTTTGGAGGTGTGTTTGAGGTCCTCTATTTCGTTTTTTAGTCCAAGTCTGCCTAGTCCATAGGAAGTAAAAGTCAGGGTAACAAAATTTACCAGAGTGTTTTCAATGGAGTCGGCTTCATCGAGCACATTGAAATTTTTGGCTGGATTTTCGAGAACGGAAAATTTTCCAACGTAGTTACATTCGGAAAGCAGATAATCATAGTTCAGGATTCGCAGGCGGGAAGTAAGCACCCTGGATTTCTGGATTTCATAAGAACATTTGTTTTTTTTATACTCACAAGGCAGGGATGAGGTATGGAAACATTCCGCGCAGGTCAGGGCCGGGTTATGGGCGCAGGAGTAGTTGGCGCGACCGAATAAACTTTTGGCCTCGGGAAAGTCTTTGGTTATCTGATGTTGGAGAGTTTTGGAATGGACGGAATAGTTAGCGCCGTTTTTACATATAGCGGAAATAAGGCCGACGAGGGATTTTCCGGATCCGCAGGGAGCCTCCAGAAATATAAACTTCTTGTCACTTTCCAAAACATATTCGATTGCTTCTTTCTGGTACTGCCGGAACGGGGAGCTTCTGTAATGACTCAACTCATTTTTGGCTGCTTCGATTTGCGCTGCAAAATTCATGTTCTTTTTCCTTTTCTGTTTCCTTTGTGGTGTATTTTTCTTTCTCTGACGGATGAGCCGCCCGCCGTTCCCACAAGTATTCTGAGAGGGCTTTCGATTTAGCCGCCCGCCATTCGCGCAAGGATTCTTTAACGGCTTCCGGATGAGTTGTCCGCCATTCCCACGAGGATTCTTTAAAGACTGACGGATGAGCCGCCCGCCATTGGCGCGAGTATTCTGAGAGGGCTTCCAATTCAGCCGCCCGCCGCTTTTTCGCGGCAGTTTTCCTCCAGTCAACTTTCCCGTTAACAAAAACGTAGTGAATAATTTTTTCTTTCATACAATTTCACCCAGATTATTTTTCTGCCATTTGCGCCAAGCCGCTTCTGCTTTTTCCGGACGTTTCTTGTAAAACCCGTAAAAATATTCTCTGACTTTTTCCGGATGTTTCTTTTGCCACCTTCGTGAGTACTCTTTTACTTTTTCCGGGTTGGCTTGCTGCCACCGTTTTGTATTTTCTCTGACTTTTTCCGGATGAGCCTTCTGCCATCGTTTTGCACACTCTCTGACTTTTTCCGGGTTGGCTTGCTGCCACCGTTTTGTATTTTCTCTGACTTTTTCCGGATGAGCCTTCTGCCATTGTTTTGCAGATTCTTTTACTTTTTCCGGGTTATTCTTTCGCCACCGTTTTGTATACTCTCTGACTTTTTCCAGATGAGCCTGCCACCTTCGCGCGTACTCTAAAACTTTTTCCGGGTTGGCACTCCTGCCATCGATAAAAATGTAATCAATAATTTTTTCTTTCATAGCTTCCCTCCTTTTTATAATACTTAATACTTAATAC